ATTTTAACATCTAAAATATCAACTGTGTCATTTATCATTCTGCTTTTATTAATCCAAGTTTTTAGATTTTCTTTTAATGTACTGGTTGATGCTGCTAGTTGTCCATTTCTCAAACTTGAAACAACATATAAATTCATATTTCTTTTAAAAGAATCATGATCTTGCATTATGTTACATCTTTTAATAGCTCCAAATTTTGGCGGCATTGAATAAACAAGCGTTTTATAATCTTGTTTAGTTACAGCGCGGTTCTGTGCTGCAAAAACATCGCCCATTCTTATTTTTAATTCATCAATACTTGGCAATGAAACATCACCAACGACAGGATTTTCGTTTTCTACTTCTAAAGAGTTTATTACAGTATTGACCTTCGTAGAAACTAAGCTTGATTTGTTTTTAAATTTAAAATTAGAACCAACAACTTGTGTTATAGTGCCAACAGTGGCATTTACATTACTATCTCTGTTTTTTCTATATGTAACCCTCAAAGTTGTGTTCACGGGGGCAACGCCGAATTTATCAGTTTCAATGAGCTTTGAAGGATCAAAAGAACTGTCAACGACATACGTTCTTCCATGTAAATTTAATGCAATGTCGCTTGGATCTGCTAAAACATTATCAGAAATAACATTTTCTGTTCCATAACCAAACTGTAGAAAAGTCGAACGTCTTTCGTTTATAACCGTAAACCTTCTTGGCACAACAACCGGTTTTAATATATTTGGAACTTCTGTTGAATCAGAGCTTGTGTTCAATATCTCTTTGTAAATAACGTTTTGTGATAAAAAATCAACTTCAAAATATTCTCGACCCTCGGAATCAAAAACGGAAACAATTTCTGTAATATTGATATCACGAACTTCTACTTTTTTAAATTTTTCATATGCCCCAACGGGTATTGTTGTCTGCACAAGCTCACCAGACATAACCTTTCCGAGTGCCTTTATCGCGTAACTCGTTGGAACACCGGTATCCGAATTTACAGCAGCCACAACAATATCATTCTCTGACTTCATAAAATCGACTTCTTCCAATAGTGTAAAAATATTACCACGATTAGTGCTAAATGTGCTATTTTTTCTTAACACTGGAATATAATCGGTGTCTGGGCCCAAACCTTCGCTTAAAGCGGGAACAATGACATAACAAGACAACGCCCCGATAGAGGCATGGGTTCGAGCATATTTATATCCCATTTGGCGCCCATGTCTAATGACATTATTGTATTCAATTGCAGTGTCTAAAAATGATTCATTTGCTTGATAGTCTAGATAAAAAGAAAGAATATCACCAATATAAGAAACCGTATCAACCATTAATGAACCAAAAGAAGCTTCATTGAAATCTCGAAACGTATCCGGATAATATCTTTCAGCATATGCCAACAAATCTCTTCTTATTGTTGCATAGTCTCTACTGGTATATCTAATTGTCGGTTTTCTCTTTGGCATGTTGATTTTCTCTCCTAGGCAATAAGATCTCCCATGAAATCTAATTTGAGTTCAAGTTTGTTTCGCGCTTGTAGTGTTCCAACCGCATATTCAATTTCTATATTCACAAAATTAAATGTATTTTCTAATTCTTTCGGTTTTTTAAAGTTTATTCTAAAAATTTTTATATATGGAAGATAAGTTTGAACTTGATTGCGAATTTTCCCTTCAATTTGTCCATAAGTAAGTGGATTATTTTGTTCAAAAAGAAATCTTTTTAAACCCACACCAAAGTTGGGATCCATTATTCTTTCGCCCGGGCTGGTTAAAATAAGCATCTTAAGATTTTGCAAAGCTAAACCTTCATACGTTTTAATTAACTTATATCCATCAGTTTCATCTCTTCGCAGAGGAAGTTCTGGTGCCAATCCTGCCATTATTACTTTCTCCCAATTTCATTCATACTATTACAAACGAAGCAGTTTCATTATTATATGCTACTTTTGGTCGACCATCAGAAAATACTCTCCTCGTCCTTCCGCTAAGTAATCCTGCGTTTCCTCCTGCTGCTTCTGTATTTCTGTCGCGATAACTAAAATCATTTGTGTTTATAATGCTATCAAACATAGACTTTAACGTAGATCTTGTCTGATCAAACACACTAGTCAATCGTTCATCTCCTGCAGTAGAAAAAACCACTTCAATATAAATAGTTATTATCGATAATATTTTTTGCAGAGGAAAACAATGCTCAAACAAAAGCTTAAATCGTTCATCTTTGATCATTTTGTTAATTAGGTTTTTTTTATGATCTCTAAATTGAATATTTTCAATGTCTTCAAAATCAATATCCTTTGTAACAGAAATCAACGGAAGAGGATACGTCGATCGATATGTTGCACTTTCTTCCCAGCGACGACTCTCTTCGGTTTTCTGTAAACCCATAAATCTCTCTATAATACGAAAAGTTCGCTTGTTTGCAAAAACGAAACTTGAACTTATATTTTTTAAATTGGCGGCGTGGTCTTCTAAATCATCATCGTTGAGTTCTAGTTCGGGTACATAGACCAACCTTAATCCAACTTTTACATTTGAAACTAATTCTTTCAATTCAGGCACATCGGCGTCGGCGTTCTCAAAAACGTTTATCCGATCTAATAGTGGTAAACGATTAAGTTCGTTGACAACACTTCGACACCAGGCCTGCGGGCCCGGGCCCCGGGAGACTGATGAATCGAAAGTGGCGTTGTTATCATCGTCAAGCCATATCGGACAGTTCTTAATAGCAGCTATGAAATATCTAATTTCTTGATCTTCGGTTACTAAAATTCCTTCAGAAAGAGACTTAATTTTAGTTACTCCATTAACATCATATTGGATATATTTTTCCAAGAGCAATCCACCATCTTTAAACGTCTCAAGTCCAGATCTTAGTTTTGTTTTTCTTCTTAATACATCATCCTCGAACTCGAACTCGACTTTTTTACCTTCTTCGTCGAGCAAAAAATCTTCAAACCTATCTTTATATACTTGATCTACATCTAAAAATTCGGTTATAGAATCATCTTCAAGTACGACTGCAGTTGGAACATTAAAAACCCCTTGACTTCCCTTGTTTTCAAAATACATCATATTCTTCAAAAATATTTCATACACTGAGTCTCGTGTCCCGGATCGAATCATGCTCAATTCTTCTAACGTATTAGACATATCCAATATTGTCTTTTTGATAAAATAATCCATGGCACCCTTAAGCTCTATTTCTTCTGGAGAAGACAAGTCTACCTCGGTTATAGGATCTTTTAAACTTTTATTGTTTAAATTCCATTCCTCTTCATATAGTTCTTTTACATGATCTAAAATATTTTCATAATATCCAGGCCAAAAAGGATCCTGTCTGACACAAGCTTCCTGAACCTTTAATGCTATATACCCAACAAATTCATCGCTTATAATGCTGTCTTTTTTAAAAGTATCGAAAACAGGCAATGTTTTTAAAAATAACTCAACTACATGTAACCTAACTGTTGCTTCTACTACAGAAGCTAGCAATGCTTTTTGAATATCATCTGTAGCTCCCTCGCTTTCTTGTGCTGTAGATTTTTCATATCTTTCTTTTGTTTTTTCTCTTAATTCCTCTAATCCCAACAACGTTGTCTGAGTTTCTCCGCTAGTATCACTTTTGGGTTCTAATCGCCAATTCATAATAGATTCTTCGGGGTTTTCTAAATTGTCAACTTCGGCATTAAGTATTCTTTTAGATTTTAGAAGTTTATTTGTGAACATTTTTATTATATCAGTCATCGTTCTATAATAAGCAACCCCTTCTAGATATTTCACAATAGGTTCTTCATCAAATCCCGAATCTTCGTCTCTCAAATCTTGAGAAGCTATAACAGAAAACAAAACTCGGGGATCGTGCAGGTCGTTGAAATCTTTGCCGTCCAAGATTCGTAAATCTGCAGCATCAAATATAGTTTCAGAAATGTCTTTTTGATTGGTTTTAATCTGAAACTCGTGATTCAATTTAAAAGGGGGTCGATTAGATGTCGGAATTTTTAAAATGTGTTCATAAGGGGTGCCCTCTTCAATATTCCAAATAATATCGTCGCGAATGCGTCCGAGATGTGTATTTAATACGAAACTTAATCCAGACTCTCCCTCTTCGAACTCAATTCCTTCTAAATGATTTTTAACAACGCCCATTATTGATCCATTTATCTCAACAAAGCGCGTGGCATAACCCTCCGGAGGTGCTATGTCAAAAAGAGGAACGCCGGCAGGACCCAGGCCAAGCGGCGGTGGCATATTCTTCATCATCTCGTCTTGCTGTTTCAACATTTCATATACTGATCTCATTCCAGATTTAAAACACAAAGTTTGAATAAATCCCAAGGGACCGTGAACCGCTTGTTCAAATACCATTATGATACTTTCAAACATTGTTTCAATTGTTCTATTCATCATATGCTGAACTGATGGTGGATTCCTGGGAATCAAAGCCGAAGAGCCGCCGATTATCGGTGGAATCGAAATTTCAGAAGCCGGCGAAGTTGGAGAAAATTGAAGAAATTTTACTGCGCGTGAACAAGCCCTCCCGGCATTTTTTTCTGTTTCCCTCTTGATATCATCAGCGCTCAATGAATAGCCATATTTATTGATTAACAATTGTTCGCGGCGTTCAGAGGCTGAAAGTCCTTCTGCTCTATTTGAGGCTACCTCTTCTCTCCAAGATTGAGATTTGGCGAGATCAAAATACTTTCCTAAATTCTCAAAAACATCAATTATTTTTGCTAAATTTGTTGGATCTCCAAAAAATCCTCTTATATTATTATATTTTTCTGTATTCAAGGTCGTCGAAATAAGCCTTATAACACGCATTGATGATGTTCCCCTCAATAAAGAAAATATTTCATCCGGAGTTAGTTGTAGTGAAATTTCCTCCAAAAGTTCCTTTAAGTGGGCACCCAAGACACTAAGATTTGCACCGGATGGGATCTCCAAACATATACTCATAACATGAGCAAATACATCAAATCTCGAATCAGGAGGGCCGGCAAATTGATCTGCTATGATCGATCCTATGTCTAATTCTCCATAACTTAATGAACTTGCAACATTCAAATTCAAACTTGGATCAACACAAGAGCAAATTCCGCTTGGATCAAAGTCAATGTCAATGTCGATAACGGCTTTTATCGTTTCCAACGCTATATCTATTATAAAAGCTCTGAATTCATCGGCCAAATTGGGCAAAACCCATCCCATAAAATCAAAAGTAGGCAATCTTCCCAACTCTATACTGGGAGTTACTGGAAGTTTGGGTATATCAAAGATATCGCCCTTCTTTGGATCACACAATTGTTCAGCGATTTTAAGCGTAGCAGTAGTTGCCCCAAGAATTACTGCTAAATCACCCTCAAACGATGATCCAGACAGACTTGGAACGATTATTTGAAGTATTTTTATATATACTATCAATGTTGCGACTGCTATTCCAAGTTCTTCAAGCAACGGCGTCGTCGTTATAGATGAATTTAACTCAGCTGAAATACAAATCTCTTGAATCAAGCCTTCTATCTTTTGTTCTTCAAAGTTAATATATGCTGTCGTAACATTTCTAAAATGTTCAATGATATCAGCCATCGGTTTATTATCTAATATATTGATATCTCGAAAAACATTCAAAGTTGTTGCGTAAGTGCTTTCCGATACCGAAGCTCTCAAGAGACCAAGTTGGTCTTCGCGGGCTGTTAGCGCGGTTAACTGCCAAGTTAGATCCAAGTTAGGTGTATTGAGCGTAGATTCAAAGAATGTTCTATTGAATTGATTAACTTTATCAAAAAACGTTTTTGTGGCGCATTCCAAAAAACTTCCTAGATTTGGAAACTCGCCCATGGTTATGGCTGCAGCAAACTGTGCGATGGTTCCAATATCAATTTTGTTTAAAATTTCTGAAAAAAGACCTTCAATATCACCTTCAAGCTGCGCCGCCAACTCCCGAAGATTCCCCAACACAATATCCCCTACATAATGTGTGTTTACCGATACATCTGAAAATGCAGTTTGAATAAAGTTCGGATCTGCAATCTTTTGATCTTCTCTTCTTCTCTCGGTAGCCGACGTGTATATATCATTAATTGTTTGTCTGGTTTCTCTTGCGGTCTCAATGCCGCGACCTACCCGACCCGTATTTGATGCTAATCCAGCAACGTCACCAATGTTTTCTATCTTTGGCCACTTTGGAAATGGCCTTTTTGGCATGCGAGTGGCATCATCAAAACGATTTTGAAACTCTTCCATGTGGTTGCCGGCCTCGCGGGCGAGACTAAAAGTTTCTTCTGGAACACCGACAATTATTTGTGGGCGCGGATACGTATACTTCAAAAGAAATTCAGTCAAACTTGGAGAATTGCTTAATGCCAGGTCTGCTTCCATTTCATTCAGCTTAGAAACATAAGCAATTGTTGTTGGGTTGCTCATTGGATAAGTTTTCTGAAATGCACTAAAACCAACACTTGCCGGTTTTTGATCAAACAAGACATAGGCTACTTCGTATCCTTCAGTAAATCCAATTTCAATTCCTGTTTCTTGAGTTGCTTGTTCCAGAAAGAAGCAGTTTTTTGCCAAAAGGTTCTTTAATGCAGTGAAAAACTCCCCCAATCGTTTGGCTTCGTTTTTAACATTAAGGCAGGTAATCCGTAAATGTTGATTTCGAGCGATTCGAGCAAAATCAATTAAACTGACCACGATATTATCTATCTGACTTCTTATCGTTAGTGCATCTAAACGAATGAATCTAAACCTTTTTTGTCCCGTGCTCGGATCAATAGAAGGATCTTCGGATATATCCGGCAAAAGCTCAAACGTTCGTGCTGGTACCTTTACTAAAACTTTAGCTCTTGCCCTTGGTCTCTCGTCAAGATAGTATTCTGTTTCTACGCTTTGTAATAAATCCAGTTGTCCAGCGCGATCGGGGGGCAATCTTTTATTATAAAATTTTGCTAAATGTAAAATACCTCGTGCTGCAGCTTGTTCTAATTCTGGCGAGCAAGTCGTTGGCCCTTTGTTGGTATTTGGAACAAAACCTTTACAAGCTTCAACGGTTATTGAATATTCCAAAGTGTTTTCAGCAAAAAATGGTTCTTCTTCTGTCCTCTGCGTCCAGTCAATCGGAACTACATCTGTATTGATTGAATTTGCTACTCGACAGTTGTCTTCAGCGCTTCGAGCCGTTAGAGAAGGAATCGGTGTGCCGGCAATCACTACATTTGGATCTGCGCCATAGCGAGTAAAACCTGAAATTTCTAAAGCATCTGGATCTGATATATCAAAAAAGGCAAGATTTAGAATTAGATTACCTTCTTCATCGAATTCAGTGGCATCATCGACGTCATCTTGAATATTGACCATGTCATCAGTGAGAGGGTCATCAGCGTCGTAATCAGTTTCAGGAACGATAACTCCACTATCTTCAAGAGTTTCTCGATCGGTCCGAGTTGCCTCTTCGTGCAGCTGCTCTTCTTTGGCTAATACAAGCTCTCCATAACCTACATCTTCATGTGTGTGTGTTTCCCAACGTATTGAAATATTGTCCCAAAGGCGCGCGGACTCGACCTTCCACTCTACAATATGATGTTCATGATCACTGGAACTTGGTGCAAAGGTTCTTTTATCGGGATGATCAACCCAACGCGAAGTTGTTCCGTTTCCGGAGCGGTCGATTTCATCCAAATATAATCTATGTTCGTGTGTACCAGTAACTAACTTAAAATATTTGCGACCATCAGTTTCAAAAAGTTCTGCCATAACAAATCCTAATTCGTGTTGTTGTATCTGCTGTTGATGTATTTCTTCCCAATTGGATTGAGAAAGTTTATTTTATACATTGCCAAGTTCGCTTTGTGCGATAACAAAGAAAGTTTGGTTTGAGTTAGTTGTTTTACAGCAGTTGCAACACCAGAAGACACCATTGTTGGCGAAGGTGGCGTTGGGGCACCCCAGCCTGGAGATATATGAAAATGAGTTGTTGCAAAACTGTTAAATTCCATTTGAGACATCAAAAATGAATCAACAATCCCGCTCAATGCATCAACGTGAGAAACCAATTCTTCAATAGCAGCCACCAAATTACTCCCTTTAACCATTGGTTGTATATCCGTATCATCGTTGCCGGCAATTAAATCAATCCCAACCACACTTTCAACAGAAGCGCCCTGAGAATTCAACATATCCGTTCTCGTAATCAGCTTAATTCCATCGCGAGCAATAATTCTAATTCCATCAGCTTTTAATGCAATACCGGACTTGGTGCTTGAGATACCAACTCTTCCAGGCACCAGGCCAAAGTTTTCATCAATGTCAGTTTTTTGACTTATATAGATTCGCGCAGCATCCAGCTTGAAATCTGGATTTACCTCTGTAAATTCCCCTTGTTCGTTAACTTGTCTGGGATCTGCTCCCATTCTACCACAAACAACATCTATCATTGCACATTGTGTTTCTCCACGACCACCATATCCACTTATACGATTATTTGGCCGATCTCTTCCTAATACAATTGAAGCATTATTTTCATTTGCAATTACTGTTTCACAATCCGCAGATATAAATCTTGGTACTGGTTCCAAGACCCTTGCGCCGGCGATACCTCTGGCGCCAGTGTTGTTTGCCAAGTCGGGTATAGTTCCGGCTTTGGCTAAAGCCACAGGTCCCAAACCCGCTAAAGAAACAGCCTTTCTGGTTGTTCGTGGTATAAATAGATTTTCTGCCATTATATCTCTCCTTTGTTTTTTATACTTGTTGTAGTGGGCCTTGTACAACATCCACATCTGGATTGAATATCTTAGAAACATCCATTACTGTAAACGGACTTATATTGCCCCGGCCGGGTCGGGGGTTTGCAGCCATTTCCGAAACTGAAGCCTCAAGATGAAGATGAGACGGGTCTCCACCTGGAAACTTATCCAATTGACGTGGGAGCCGCGTAGCATTCCTCGTATCATTTAAATCAGCTACATAAGATAACCCCAAGAAATCTCCCTTACGATGCTGGCCGCTCGCGGGGACTTCTCCACTCACATGAATAAAAGTAAGATTGGGGTTTCTAGGATCAGCAGGTCGATATTTAAACATTTTTTGATAATCTCGATCGGAGGAAGCGTTGCTTATAGCATGTACTTCGCCATCCCATGGAGCATACATGCTCGTGCCTGAAGGAACATATATGTCTTCACCCCAATGAACTCTACGATTTCCTGGTGTTCCACGAACACCACCAAATTGTGCAGTACCTCTTGATTGCAGGCCTGTCCCTCGGCCGGCGCGATATCGTTCCAAAAACCACAAAGGGGTTAAAGAAATTAAAGTTTCTCCCTCAAACTGCCCAGATGGGGGTTGAAGGCCCGGGCGAGCCGCGCGGGATTCATAAGTTCCATATGTAGGAAGGTCGTTGCGTCCAAGCCCGGTAGGGGCGCTCGATATGCCAGGCGGCAAACTTGTTCCAACAAGCGGTGTATCAAGACCACCGGTCCATTGACCCACTGTCGTCGCGCAACTTGCATAAACGGCTGGTTGCGCCGTCGGCAACTGAACTTCTGGATTGACCGTAGAATTATTAATATTAATCGCGAGATTATAAGCCAAATTTTCTTGAAACTCAACCTGAGACGCGGCAGTTATCCGAAGATTAGTGCCAACCGTTGTTAATCCACTTTCTGACAACATTTCTAAGGCAACCTCTCTAGAACTAAAACTTGAAATATATTCATATGCTGTACCTCGTTGTGATTCTTGAGAATCAGAAAAAACAAATGCTATTGTTAAACTATGGGTAGAAGTTGGATTAGTTCTTATTGTTTCAATTGATGCTGCAGCTTCAGGATTTTGAGCAGCAAATTCTGAACCTGGGCTAATCAATTCATTTAATTCTTCTGTGGTTTCTAATCCACTGCTTGGTGTATCTTCGGATGGTTCTGGTTCGGTTGAAGTTGAATTGTCCGAAGGATTTGAAAAATTCGCCACATCTTCAATTAAAGTACTGTCATCAGTAGATGTATCAACAGATGTTCCAGCTAAAGTCACGATGGTTGCAACTAATTGAGTACCAAACACGACAGTGCCGGTTCTTTCGTTTTCTATTCTAAACAGTCCCAACTCATTTCCACCCACAATGGTAAACAAAAGATTTGCCGGCAAAGGATGTTCTTGTCCCGCAGCAATAGCCTTTCGTTCAGCAATGGTCGACGTTTCGGCAATAAACCTCTCCATATCTGGTGTTCCTGATGTATCGACATACAGTGTAGCATTCTCTGCATCAGCGAAACTGGTATTTGTTGTTGCGTATTCAGACATTATTGTTTATGTAAATGATCCTAAATATTCCTCAGATCCGTCATAAAAATTGTCGAGTTCACGATAAGAGCCCCTGCCTGACCGGGGATTACTCTTTAAACGTTCATGAATATTTATCAAGGGTTGGTGTCCTAGTTCCTTACCTGGGCCGACTTTTCCACGAATATCGTGTTCGGCACGTTCCGCGTTGAGAATTGCGTTCCAACTACCTTCAGCTGAACGCTCGACTCCTGATATTTCAGGTAATGTACGAAATCGAATATCCTCATGAGCGAAGTTAAAATTCAAATTATTTGGTTCATCATCAAACTGATGGCCTGGATCACTGCGATTGCGTTTATAATGTCTATGACCAATTACAGCAAGATTTTTAAGCTCGTTACTGCCAATTAACTCTCTTACGGCCGTAAATTGTCTTTGTGTGTGAGGATAAGATTCGCGGCCCGGATGACCGGTAAGGTCAATCCCAACACTTATCCTATTCATATGCCCGGCGTGCCATGGAGCATATCGTTCTGGAGGTGCCAAGAGAACAATTGTTCCATCCTCTAAAATCACAAAATTGGTACCAACGCGTCTTCCTAAACCATGACTAATCCAGCGCTGTACTGCGGCCGGGCCGTCTGGATAATGTCTCCCAGCTGTGCTGTGAATCACTATTGTTGTAGCCCCTTCTAAGCTGTTCTCACGAGTATACCACGGGCCGGCGCCGCTGCGGAGCCTAGGCAGGTTGCCTACAGGAAAAGAACCAGCACTGGTGCCCAGTGGGGCCCCTGACGGGCCTGTTGCGCCTAGGGGGGCACCACACCGAGCAGCTGCATACGCAGCGGCAGACTCTAACCCCTCTGCTCCTAGGTTTACCGATTGTTGACCAACAGCACCCAGAAAGATTGGACCTTCAAAGTTTTGTTTATCTTCAAAATCCAAATTAATAATGCTTCCAATAGCTGGAACTGGTATCGTATCGTCCATTGCAATGAACGTTGGATACAAGTCAATTATTTGTTGACTTGGACCGTGTGACGAGCCCAGTTGTTCTGGATCGGGAATCATACAGTGCAATTCTGGTATTATACATTTTATGTGTACACGTACAGGTGCCGGCAGGCCTCGAAGTTCAGAATAATTAGCTACCGGGCCGGTGGGTGGAATCGATGGTAACTCCACTCTAAGAACCACGCCCTTCCAAGTACCCCTATTTGATAAAACATTTGCAGTATACTGCTCCCTCGCTGCATATTTTGCCGAACTTAAAAAATCAACTTTGCGACGATCAATCCTGTCTTCTATAACTGGTCTATTTATCTTATTTAAAGCACCAATTTCGGCGCCTTGCAAGGGATTGTCTGCTATGCCGTCGCGTCTACTCACTATGCTACGTCCTTAACCTCTTTGATAATATCAAACAGTTCATCTTTGTCTTTATTGGTCAAGCCTTCGTCCTTGCCTTGTTTTTTCTGCAAGAGCGATACAATCTTCACAAGTTGTTCATTGGATCGTTGAAGAGTTTCAACGTATTTGGCTGCAACAACACCAACTTCCCTATGTTTATCATCTCCGGTAGACATATAGTTTACCAGTTCTTTAAGAAGCTTCTTTGTTGTCTTTCGATCTTCTCGAATATTGCTTATAGCTTCACCGAGATACATTTCTAGCTTTATCATGGTTTACCTCCACGATGTAATTAGAAATGAACTAAATTTCTCCCTTGTTCCATTTTTTCCTGAACTCTCTATATTTTATTCTCATTTTGTTCAAATTGTTGACAATCTGCTTTGTGTTCAAGCCGGTGATCTCTCTCATATACAAATAAACTGCTTTTTTGTTGAAAATTTCAATGTCATCCGAAGATTCGAAAAGAATTTTAATTGCCTGCAACACTTTGTATTCGTTAGGTTTTAAAGCGCCAGTGTCCCAGGATTTTACTTCTATATAAAAGCTTTCCCAAAATTCTTCTTTTTCTCTGCGAGTCTCATATTGATTATATGTGACAAGCTTTTCGTGAACTAAGCTTCTGGGTACGTCATATATGTCTATTTCTTGTCTATTCTTTTTAGCGTTCTTTTTGACTTTATGAATAAACCAGTTTTTTGTGATTACAGAAAAATAAGAAAAAGCTTTTGAGCCTTTGTTGGGGTCATATTTATCAAGAATCATGGTGAGCCACACCTTGCATTCATCACGAAGCTCATCAATGTTTGGAAGAGACGTAAATTTATAAGTAAAAACTATTTTATCAACCATCTCATTGAAAGCCGGCTGAATAAAGTCAATATATAACCGCGTTCTTTCTTTTATACAGTCGCTATTGGCGTATTGTACTATCGCATCTTCATGAACCTGTGTAAAATAGTGCTTTTTATTCGGCTTCTTCGAATTCTTCTTCGACATATAACCCCTCTCTTTCGAACAATTTTTCCAAACTTACATCTTCATCATCATGAAACAGAGTGTAGATATCCTTATATATCTCGACATCTTTTACAATTTGTTGTGAATGATTGATTAAATTCTTTAACGTTGCATCGCCATAAAAAGTTTCAAGTTCATGTACAGATTCCAAATGTTTAGAAAATCCAGTGACAGAAGACAACAAATCTCCTATATTTTCAGATAAAAATGCAAATTTTCTGAGAAGCCATCGAAGATAAACCATCAAAAAGATGTTTAATGCAACAGACAGTGCTAATAAT